CTTCAGCGGGGTTTGTCCAGATCGGTGGCGAGATAATTGGCTACTCCGCAATTGACCCTATCAACGGGTATTTGTTGCAGTGCGCGCGGGGCCAAGCCGGTACCGCTGCGTCATCTCACGATGCTGGCGATGTATTGACACTTAAAAATTTGCCAAACATTAACATCTGGCCCATCCCGAATCAGGGCTCAAGTGGCAGTCCGTACTACACGTTTGTGTATTGGCGCATGCGCCGCATGCAGGATGCTGGTACGGGTACCAAGACTCAGGACATTCCGTTCAGGTTTGTTGAATGCATGGTGGCTGGTCTTGCGTACAAGATGGCGATGAAGCTGCCGAACATGGATCCGAATCGGCTTGCCATTCTCAAGGCAGAGTATGACCAGCAGTGGCAACTAGCCTCGGATGAAGATCGGGATAAGGCTAGCCTGCGGTTTGTGCCACGTTCTATGTACTATGCCTGACCATGGCTGGGCCTAAATACGCTTCCGCTAAGAACTCGATTGCTGAGTGTGATCGGTGCGGGCAGCGCTATAAACTCAAGGAACTTCGCAAACTCACGATCAAGACCAAACAGGTCAATATCAAGGTTTGCAAAGAATGCTGGGAGCCGGATCACCCCCAGTTGCAGTTGGGCATGTACCCCGTTTACGATCCGCAGGCTGTGCGGGAACCCCGCCCGGATACTAGCTATTACCAGTCAGGCGTTAATGCAGAAGGTAGTCGGGTATTCCAGTGGGGCTGGAATCCTGTAGGTGGATCCAGAGCAAATGACGCTGGCCTGACCCCGAATAACTTGGTACTCTCTGTACAAGTTGGTACCGTCACTGTAGTGACTGCTTAGGAGCAACCATGGATTCCATGAAAAAAGTCGCCAAGGCGGAAGTCAAGGCCCACGAGAAACGCATGCATGCCAAGGGCATGAAGAAAGGCGGCGTTACTTCTCTCGATATGAAGAAGTACGGTCGCAACATGGCTCGCGTAATGAACCAGCGGAGCAAGTAATGGCTAAGTTCAGCATGAAAGTTAAAGGCAAAGAGATCGGCCCTGCGCCGGTTTACGCTCCTCCGCATACGATGCAGGGCAGTGAGAACGTGGACCTGAGTAATTCAGGCTATGGCAAGGGCAACCGTTATCGCGCTAACGATGTCAACATGAGCGTTGGCAATATCGACCGCAACGATTACGCAGAGCCCAAAACCTCGGGTATCAAGACTCGGGGTAACGGCGCTGCTACCAAGGGCGTGACTGCTCGGGGGCCGATGGCGTGAACTACAGCGAACTTTCAGCGGCGATTCAGTCTTACACCGAGAACCAATTCCCGGTGACGACGCTTGCTGACGGCTCTACTGTTTCTTCGGCCACACAGATTGCCCGGTTTGTTCAGCAAGCAGAACAGCGGATCTACAACACTGTTCAGTTTCCGTCCTTGCGTAAAACTTCTACAGGGGCGACTACCGCAAGTAATCGGTACCTCTCAAGCCCCAGCGATTTTTTGGCGGTATATTCGCTAGCGGTAGTGGATGATACGGGCGCTTATGAGTTCCTGCTAAATAAAGATGTTAATTACATCCGGCAGGCTTATCCTTCGCCTACTGATACAGGCATACCTAAGTACTACGCTTTGTTCGGGCCGACGGTCAATAGCGGAGTAATTTCTACCGAATTGTCATTTCTGTTGGGTCCAACTCCCGATGCGGCGTATACGGTAGAGTTGCAGTATTACTACTACCCAGAGTCAATTACCACAGCCAGCACCACATGGTTGGGGGATAACTTTGATACGGTGCTGCTATACGGATCGCTGGTTGAGGCGTACACCTTCATGAAGGGTGAGGCAGACCTTATTGCCATCTATGATGGTAAGTACAAGGAAGCCCTTGCTCTTGCCAAGCGTCTTGGTGATGGTATGGAGCGTCAGGATGCCTACCGTTCTGGTCAATATAGACAGCCGGTGACTTGATATGGCACTTGTTCAAGGCGCGACTAACGTATTTAAGACGGGCTTGGCATCAGGCACGTTTAACTTTACGTCCGATACTTTCAAGATCGCACTGTATTCAAGCACTGCGGATCTAGGTCCGTCCACCTCTGCTTATACATCAAGTGGCGAGATTACTGGCACTGGATATACCGCTGGCGGTGAAACGCTTACTGTGTCTGTTACTCCAACTACGGGGGCCGATGCTGCCAATACGACGGCGTATTTGTCATTTGCCGATGTAACTTGGAGCCCAGCGGCGCTTACTTGCCGTGGCGCCTTGATTTATAAATCTGGTGGCGGTAACCCCACAGTATGCGTCCTTGACTTTGGCGGCGATAAGACCAGCGTATCTTCTTTTACTGTGCAGTTTCCATCCGCCACTAGTACGAGCGCAATCATTCGTATTGCCTAGGAGAGGTTATGTGGACTGTCGTTAACACCGCGCAAACTGCAAATTGGCAGGTTGTGAATAACTCTTGATTGGCGGAGTAGTTAATGCCCACCTCCTATACTTCTTTGATTGGTCTTGCGCTTCCAGCTACTGGAGAACTCTCCGGTACTTGGGGCGATACGGTTAACAACTATATTACGCAATATACCGACGCAGCGATTGCCGGTGCTCAGGTTATTAGCGGTAGCCAGACATCCGTAACTCTTTCCACGACTAACGGGTCTTCACTTGTTCAGGCAGGTTCCGGTAGCTCTACAGGTTCGGCTCAGTACCAGATCATTCGCTGCACGGGTAGCCCAGCAAGTACCCTTGTCATCACCGTCCCCGCTGCGGATAAGACGTATCTAGTCATTAACGCTACGTCTACCAGTCAGTCAGTAACTATTCGTGGTGCTGGACCCACTACTGGGGTGACTATCGCCGCTGCGACTCAAGCTCTGGTCGCGTGGAATGGCTCTGATTATGTACGTGTTGCCTCAAATAGGATTACTGATTTAACCGGCACTCTGGCTGTTGCCAATGGTGGTACTGGATCTACAACCGCTCAGACGGCGATTAACACCCTAGCCGGGGCTACCACTTCTGGTCAGTATCTACGTGGTAACGGCACTAACGTAGTGATGTCGGCTATTCAGTCGGGGGATGTGACTAGCGCTCTCGGGTATACGCCGCCTCAACCGAACGGTACGGGTGCCTCTGGTACTTGGGCTATCAATATAACAGGCAACGCAGCCACTGCTAGTAGCGCTAGCACTTCTTCCGCTGTAACGATTAACTACGGTAACGACTCAAACAGTACTTACTACATGCTGTGGGGGTCTGGTAATGGCGTATATGCGACAGGTGGCATTTACTGTAACCCGTATTACGACTACATATATGCGTCGGACTTCATCATCCCTTCGGATGAGCGGCTTAAGACGGACTGGGAATCTCTCCCTGTTGACTTCATTGAGCGCCTTGCAGAAGTCAAGGTCGGCACCTACACAAGGGTCGATACCGGCGCTAGGCAGTTGGGCGTAACGGCGCAGAGCTTGCGGAATGCTGCTCCCAATGCAGTGCATGAGGGGGCAGATGGGTATTTAACCGCCTCATATGCAAACGCTGCGCTAGCAGCATGCGTGGAATTGTCTAGGAAGGTGATTGAGCTTCAGGAGCGTATCAAAGTCCTAGAGGCGGGCTGATATGGCTACGGTACCTTACCCGCCGATGGGGTTTAGTAATGTAGTCAGCGTAATGGGCGGGGGCGCGCCTCATTATTTGACCGAGTATTACCGTGGGGGGCCGTATACACCCGCTCAGTTTCCCTACACGGCGAGGGAACCATCCTCTGGCGGGTACTACTCCAGTGGTTCCTATGAGTACACGGTTGGATATGAACCCGGCGGCAAAGGTTACCCATCTTGGCAAGGGACGTATATTGTATGGGCAGGTACTGTCATTCTTAATGTGGCGGGCCCCGAGTACTACTCATATACATCCGGCGGATACACTTATTACCCCGATAGCTTATACAGCGGCATTGTTTATTACGTCTATCGTACATATACAGCGTACTACGATGTCAACACTAACGTCCCAACTTCAGGCTCAATAAGGCTGTCTAACTTTTATGGCGCGGTGAAATAATGAATGTCACGATGCAATATGACATCTTGAGTGTCAGGGCCATACCCGCTACTGGTGGCAATACCAATGTCATCTCCATAGTGCAATGGGAGGTGGGGTTTTCCGCTGACGGAATTGAGTCTAAAGGAGGTGGCCTTACACTTCTCGACACCGAAAACATCCCGGCCTTCGTGCCATATACGGATGTGACCAAAGAAATGCTTTGGCAGTGGGTGGTCAGCAAAGAAGGCGGGGAAGATTTTACGGCCCGTCTGAACGCCATTCACAGTTCAGTCCTCGCCAAGAAAAAAGCGGAAGCCGCTTCCGTGCCGCTTACCCTTGGGTTTGAAAAGCCGAAAGTCGATTACACGGGAGGTCGTTTGCCCCCCGGTGTACTTATGCCTGTGAGCCTGTAATGAGTGGACACGACAAGGTTGATAACTACAAAGACTACACAGCTTTTGGTTGGGTAATCTCTGTGGCTAATGTCCCGCAAGGGTGGAAAGTCCAATACGAAATACCGATGGACATGTCTCCCACAAAGGCTCCCCGTGGGCAGTTGATCACGGCTGGCAAGTTGGTGGGTGAGGTTATAAATCGGCATCTTTACCCTAACATCCCGCCAGATAAGAAAGTAGCTGACCGACTTCCCGGTATGTATACACGGGAACTAGGAACGATTCTCAAGGGCGAATACCTGCTTCAAGCCGTTGAGCCTACCTCGTGGATTTGTTTGGATTTGTACAACAATCCGCAGGCCAACATGGTGTTCCCAAATCTTGAGCCACTGCGTCTTAAAGCGGGGGAAGCGGTGGCGATCCCAGCCGACACCAAACTGTTTTTTGGATGGGGTGAGGCAGACGTTGTTAAGGCAGACGGTACGATGACTCACCTGTCTGCCGTTCAGGCGCTGACTTTCAGCGGGGCCAGTACATTCCGTGCAACAACGGATTGTTATGGTTTTGTATTCCCGTGACACATCCTGAATGATATGTTTCCTAAACTTACTCCCGTGGTTCAATTCCTGACCGCGACTTTTGCTCTTTCTGTGGGCGGATACTCCGCTGGGGATAAGTTTGGGTGGTTTGACAAGAGCATCATTGAGTGGGCTCCTGAGCACTTCTCCATCAAGGACGCCAGCATTGGTGAGCCCGTGCAGGTAACAGTGGCACGGATTAAGAAGCGGGATGACTGCTCTGTTGAGGCGTTCGTTCCCACGATCCGTGATGGCTGGGGCCTGATTCACGAAGCCACGCCCAGCATGTCGAAGTTCACCGGCCCTGCTGGCCCTGAGGTCGAAACCTTCACTTACCTCCTGACGATCTCCAACAAAGAGCCGATCAACCCCGGAACGGCTACGCTTCTGGCTACGATCAAATACAAATGCCCTGAGGGTGAGCGCACTGTGACTTATCCGAAGCACAAGAATCTGACCTTTAACTTGAAAGGCTGAGTATGCTGCCAATCGTCGCTTCCATCGTTTCCGGTTTGATCTCTAACGGCCTGCCAAAGATCGCTGACGCTGTGCTGGAAAAGGGCGTCGATTATGTCGAGCAAAAACTTGGGGTCACGCTCAAGCCCGAAGAAGAGATGACGCCTGAGCACGTGGCTGAACTGCGTGAGCGGGCGATGGAACATGAAGAGTTCATGGTGGAGCAGGAAGTCAAGGACAAGGCAAATGCCAGAGATATGGCTAAACACGCCATGTCATCCAATGACCCTTTTGTGCGGCGCTTCACGTACTACTTCATTACGGCGTGGTCACTGTTTGCCATGACGTACATCCCCTACATCACCTTCGGTGCCATCCCCCCAGACAACGTGCGGTTCGCTGACACGATCCTTGGGTTCATGTTGGGCACGGTGATGGCTTCGATGTTCTCGTTCTTGCTGGGCTCCTCCTTCGGGTCGCGGGTCAAGGATGAGAAGAAATGATCGAGGTCGCTCATCTTGTTGCTGTTGGGGTAAGCCCTTCTGCTGCCGTTACTTGGCTTCCTGCTGTGCAGGCGGCGTGTGACCGGTTTGAGATCAACAACCCCAACCGAATCGCGGCGTTTCTCGCCCAGTGCGGCCATGAGTCAGGGGGCTTTACCCGTCTGATTGAGAACCTGAACTACAGCGCCGAAGCACTCATGCGGGTGTGGCCGAGTCGGTTTCCGACGATGGAAGTGGCGATGCGGTATCACCGCCAGCCTGAGCGTATTGCTAATAACGTGTACGGCAGTCGAATGGGTAACGGCCCTGAGTCAAGCGGGGAAGGATGGAAGTACCGAGGCCGAGGACTCAAGCAACTGACCGGCAAATCGAACTACACGGCGTGTAGTAAAGGCTTGGGTAAAGATCTCGTTGCGGAGCCAGACCTTCTTCTTACTCCTGAGTTTGCTGCGCTGTCCGCTGGATGGTTCTGGAAGGCCAATAACTGCTCTCCCTTGGCCGACGCTCGGGAGTTTGAACTGTTGACCAAACGGATCAACGGTGGTCTCATTGGGCTGGCCGACCGTAAGGCTCGATACGCTAAAGCCCTTGCCTGCTTCCCCTCGTAATCATGCCGCTACAAAAGATCATCTTCAAGCCGGGGGTTAACCGCGAGAATACTCGCTATACCACTGAAGGTGGTTGGTACGATTGCGACAAGATCCGGTTTCGTCAGGGCAACCCCGAGAGTATCGGCGGCTGGGTGCCGTTCTCGCTGAACACCTTTAAAGGTGTTTGCCGGTCTCTGTGGAATTGGGTGACACTGACCGGTAAGAACTTGATGGGCGTTGGCACTAACCTTAAGCAATACATCGAGGACGGCGGCGCGTTTTACGACATTACCCCAATTCGTAAAACCACAAACCCAATGACAAACAACCCGTTCACTGCGAACGGGACAACTACGGTTACGGTTACTGACACTTCGCATGGCTGTTCAGTAGGAGATTTCGTTACGTTCAGCGGCGCTACGGGTACTTACGCCTCCACGTTTAATGCGGAATATCAGGTCGCTTCTGTAGTAACTGCCAATTCTTACACAATCACTGTTTCTTCTACGCTTACCGCAGGATCCTATGGTGGCGCGGCGGTTGTGGCTGCTTATCAGGTAGGGATTGGGCCCGAAACAGCGGTTCCCGCTTCTGGTTGGGGCTATGGAGCGTGGAGTTCTGGCCCTTGGGGAGTTGGTACACCTAGCACTTCGGTGGTGCTCCTCGGTACGTGGTCTCAGCAGAACTACGGCGAAGATCTTATTTTTGGCCCTAGGCTTGGCGGTATCTATTACTGGGATGCTACTAATGGAGTTACAACCCGAGGTGTTCTCCTTAATTCTCTGGGGGGTACGGTAACTTTTACCGTCGCCTCGCCAACCGTTGTCACTCTTACTAATGTGTTGACTGAGGGTACAGCGATTAAATTCTCTGTATCTAGTGGCGGTACTTTGCCGACGGGCATCTCTTCCGTCAGTACTTACTATCTCTTTAATGTTGTTGGGCTTACAGCGAATTTGCTAGATTCTTCCGGTAATTTAGTTAACGTGACAGGCGCTGGCAGCGGGACGTTCTCTGTGGGTACGTTGGTTGATGTGCCCACAGTACAAAATTCCATCCTTGTTTCGGACGTAAACCGTTTTGTTTTTACTTTGGGCTGTAACGATTACGGATCATCGACCATCGACCCCATGTTGATTCGGTGGAGTGATCAAGATAATGTTCTTGAGTGGACGCCTGATGCCGTAAATCAAGCCGGAAGTCTAAGACTTTCACACGGATCTACAATTGTTGCGGCTTTGTCTTTCCGGCAGGAGATTGTGGTATTCACGGATTCAACCGTGTACTCACTTCAGTATTTTGGCCCGCCAATTGTGTGGGGTTCGCAACTGCTAGGCGATAATATCTCAATTGCCAGCTATAACTCGGCGGTTGTAGCCTCTGGCGTAATCTACTGGATGGGAGTAGATAAATTCTACGCCTACGATGGACGGATAAACACGCTTAACTGCGATGTGCGTCGGTTTATTTTTAATGACTTTAATATTTCGCAAGCAAGCCAAGTCTACTCCGGGTCGAACGAAGGATTTAATGAGGTGTGGTGGTTTTACCCATCTGCTTCCGCAACACAACTTGACCGTTACGTAGTCTATAACTATCTTGAGAAAGTGTGGTATTACGGATCAATGAATCGGTCCGCGTGGATTGATTCCGGGCTTAGGTCTACCCCACTTGGTACTACTTACGACTCGACCACTAAAACAGGGCGTCTAATCTCCCACGAAACTGGGCTTAACGACAACACTACAGGAACGGTGTTGCCGCTTAATGCCTATATCAGTTCGTCTGAGTTCGATATCGGTGACGGCCATAACTTCAGTTTTGTTTGGCGGGTACTGCCTGACCTTACTTTCTCAAACTCCAGTAACGACCCGAACACTAATGCTGCACCGCGCGCTACGTTGACGCTATCCACTCTTGTAAACTCTGGCTCGGGTATTAGCACCAACAACTCTAATACCGTTACGCTTGTTGCGCCACAAACTTCTTCAAACACAGAGAAATTTACCGGGCAGGTATATACCCGCCTCCGTGGCAGGCAAATGATCTTTGAGATCGAGTCCAATCAGGTAAATACCGCTTGGCAATTGGGCGCTCCGAGGATTGACTTCCGTGCGGACGGCAGGCGATGAGCCATACTTATCTTCGGTTTCCCCCCGCGCCCAATCTGCCTCTTGCCCCTCAGGAATGGGAGTATCGATATCAGGATCAGTTTGCTAACATCCTGCGCCTTTACTTTAACCAGCTTAGTACTGGTTTGCAGCAGTTAACTAATACTCGCGGTGGGTACAGACTCAGCTTCCCGCACGGTGCGTTTTACGATACGACCACTCAGACCGTTGCCTCCACAACTACGGCTTACACAATTACCCTTAACTCAACGTCTGAGAGCAGTGGGGTGTCCGTAACCAGCGGATCCAGAATCACCGTTGAGGAAGCCGGAATCTACAATCTTCAGTTCAGTATCCAACTGAACAACCTCGACACCGCCCCGCAGGACGTTGATGTATGGATCCGGCATAACGGGGTAGACATCCCAAACTCCAATAGCCGGTTTGGCTTGGCTGCGCGTAAAAATATCGCAGACCCATTCCACGTGGTTGGCGCTCTTAACTTCATGCACGAAATGACCACGGGCGACTACATGCAAATTATGTGGCGTGCTAGCAGCACTAATGTATCTATCGTGGCTTACACCGCCGGTACGGCCCCAACGCGCCCTGCGATACCTTCAGTTATCGCTACGATGTCCTTTGTATCAGCCCCGCTCGGGTGATACGATTTAGGCAAACGAGGTCACTATGCTCATCCCCAATAAGTTCAACGGATACGCTGCCGGTCGCCGTACTTACCATACTGGTATGGAGCCTATTCTTTTGGCCGAACTAGCAGCAGCGGCGGCACCAGAAGTGGCGGGCGCTGCGGCAGCAGAGGGGATTGGTGCTGTACTTGCTCCAGAGGTGATCGGTTCTGGACTTGCTGCCGAGGGGCTTGGTACTGGACTCGCAGCGACAGAAGGCATTAGTGCGTTTACGCCGGAAATGGCGGAGGGCCTGTCGCATGCGTTTAGCCTACCGTCTAGTCAAACCCCTATTGGGATTGAACAGCTAGTAGAACCCACGATGCAGAGTCGTGGTATTTCTGACTTGGTTCCACAGGCTACCGAAAAGTATTTGCAAGGGGCCGAAGTAATTAACCCGGAAGTAGTCACTAACCCCCTTGGTGATTCCAATCTGACTGCTAGGGCGCTTACCGATGAGGTCATGTCTCATCCGTATCTGGATATCCCAGAAGAAGCGCCCACACTTAGGACTGTCAGCAATCCTGTGCCCAGCGAAACAATGGGCCCACAATACAACGGACTAACTGCTCCCGGTTTTGACTCTACTGCATACGACGCACTAGAAGTGGCAAAAGAAGCCAAAGGGTTGCCGAGTATCTCCCAACAGGCTCCTAAGCCCGGTTTCATGGACGACCCCGTTCAGTGGTGGAAGGGTCTCTCCAAGGGTGAGAAGTTGCTCTACGGTGGCGGTGCCGGTCTTGGGCTTATGTCGCTTATGAATCGGCGTGGGAGCGTTCCGGGACAGACTCCTTATACTGGGCCTCTGTCCAAGTTTAAGTACGATCCTTCTCTGTACACCCCAGCGTATACCCCCCGCCGTGCTGCGGCTGGCGGCACCATGAGTTCTGGCGTTATGGCCCGTGGTGGTATCGCTGACCTTGGCTCTTACTCGGATGGCGGTCGGCTTCTCAAGGGTCCGGGTGATGGCATGAGCGACAAC